GGTTGTGCCGCTGATATTCGTGTGCCAAACATGACTCCAGATCAAGTAACCAAAGCAATCATTGCGAGCGACCTGCCATATCAGCAAGTCATTCGTGAGTTTGATAGTTGGACACACGTTTCGATTGTTACCAACGAAGGCGATGTGCCAAAGAAGTCAAAACTCATCATTGATAAGTCTGGCACTCGTCCCTTTGCGTAAGTAAAAGCGTTGTCAGTTCGAGCAAATGGTCTTGACCAAAGCCATATCGTTTTTCAAAACCTTTTGCTCCAAGCCCATGAACACCCGTGTTGCCGCGATGATGTTCTGGGCATAGTCCGATGACTGGAGCGTTGTCTCGTTTGCCTCCAAAACGTCTGATGTGATGGATTTCGCAAGGGGTTTGTCCGAGTCCGAGTTTGTGGCACAAAATGCACCCGAGTCTTGCCACTTGGTCATAGTGTTTTTTGGTCATTAAGTTCTTTGAAGGGTGTAAGTTTTGATTGTTGAACAGAGTAAAAATCTCCATTCCCTACGTCTCGTTTGTTTTCGTTCCGAAGGAAAGATTCTCGATCAATCCATCCAACGATCAAGACGTGAGAGTGTCGAATTTCGGTTAAGACAAAAACGTCACAAGGCTTTTGCGCTGACCAAACAACCGCGTTAAGGTTGCCTCCAATTTTTGTAGTGCATTTCACATCTATCGTTGCACCTTTGGCAGAAATCAAGTCAGCACCGAATTTCCTGAATTCACAGTTCAAGTCAAAGTGAAGGTTGAGGAATTTTGAAACCGCATACTCAGTCAGCACACCATTGACAAGAATATCAATCCCGTCTTGGGACTTGTCTTGCCTCCTGTCTTTGATGTACTGACTTGAGATGTGATTTCTGTACTTGCCAACATACGTGCAAATGGCTAATTCGCTTGTAGTGATTGGCACTCGTATCATGTTGTTGACCTGCCTTCGGCCCTGGCACTGCTTTCAATGCTTCGCCAGACCTCAATTTTTGCTTCGGCGGCAACCATCAACCATCGCAATCTTTCAGACTCCTCTACGGCCTTTTGCAAAGCCCTTAGATGCACTCGGTAATCCATGTGAGCATAGGCGTAGGTTTCTTTTGCAGACTCAGTTTTCTCGGATGACGAGGCCATCAGAATTGCTTTGACTGTTTTCCGATACTCAGTCATGTAAACGACGTTTGCTTTTGCAATCGCATAGGCTGGCGCATTGTCTCGAATGAAATCAAGCGCTTTGAATGGACTTACATCTTGTTCTGTCATACATTACCCCTTGCTCGGATTGCTTTGGCACATCTTTTGGCTTCCATATCTTCACGGCTGTTATCGCCCATATATCTTGCATCACACACTTTTGCACACGCCTCACGCTCTTTAGCTGCTACTTGCTCTGCAAAAGTCTCAAGCCATTCAAACATATCTCTGTCGCAGTCCCATTCGCGGTCTGCGTGTCTAGCCATCTCAATGATTTCTTCGGTGTTCATATATCGCTTTCCTTTAATTTGTATCCTGCTTGAGTTCATAATCTTTAAACACTGCACCAGCACTCGCATTGCCTCGCCAGCACTCCTTAACCCAACCACGCTTGCCTGATTTGTAGGTTCTCCAATGCCCTCTTGCTTGATGCCTTCTCGGGCTTGCGTGTGTCCCGCCTTGGTGTTCTTGCTTTGGCTTTGATGGTTCAATTACTACCGTATGCCAGTCATAAGATGGCAATTTGCCTTCTTTAATTTTGCGTCTGTTTGTGAATGTGTCTTTCACTGTTGGTACGTAAGCCTCAACCTTCATGTCCAACGAAGCGTAAAACATAGCAACAATCGCGCACATCATCGACTGGTCTTGAGGGTCAATTGGTTTATCAACCTCACCCGTCTTTGGCTGTCCATTGTCTTCAGCAAACAAAAAAGTCCCAAGGGTTTTGTACCCCGTTGGTTTCATAATCCAACCTGTCACAATGGTTGCCGCTGGCTCTGCCAAGACTGACAGCATGAAGTCGCCCTGCTCTGTACGACCGCAAAGCATCATGTTTTTATATGGCGCTGGATGCAGTAAATACTTTTTTTGGTCATAGCCAATGTATTCTTTGATTGCTCCAGTTACATCAAACCATTGCATCTGCGTTGGATCAAGGTCAGCCACCGAAAACAACTTAACCATTTCTTTAATTAACGGTGTCATTTCTCCGTCTCCTTTTGTGGCAAAGTTGTTGTAATAAAACGCACAGCAGTGTCGCCATCCCTGAGTAGCACAGTTACTGTTGCGGCCTGCAAGTCACTGCCGTAGATCAGTATCAATGCTTCCATGATTCTTTGTGTTTCGTTGTTCATGTGTTCTTCTCCTTGAGTTTGGCTTCGATGGCTTCAAGCATCGGTTTCCAGCCTTGACCTGAAACTTCTTGCAGAATTTTTTGTAATTCCTCATCCGTCAGCCCAACCCATGTGTGTTGTTGTGGTGGCGCACAAAGTGAATCGAGTGCAGCGGAATACTCCGCATAGTCGTCATCACCTAAGTTGTTCCGCAAGAAGCGGTCAATCATGTCATAACTCATGTCTTACTCCTTAATGCCGTGGGCGGCTTTTGTCATTTCATCGCAAAGTGTGGCAATGTTTGGATGGTCTTGGTAGTTGTTGCGAATCCACTGCGCGTACCATTCTGGCGGCTTGCGTTGTTGTGGTGATGAATACAAAGCCATGCCAATAGGCAGCATCAAAGACTCTTTGAATGGCGCATAAGTAAATCTGCCACCATACACACCCGTAACCAACGCCACAGGCTCACCCTGCTCTTGCTTTAGTGCTTCTTCTAGGGATTTGATTCCCTTGTAAGCCCGATTCGTCATCTCAAGAACGCCATCACGCTGCCACTTACGGTCATCTGGTTGACCTTTTGCTGGCCCCGACAGTGTGTCGCTTCCATATTGGTAAACGCCTTCCAACGCCTCCAGCGCGAGGCGCATTGCTTCTTTACTCATGACTTCACCCCGCAAACTTGTTCCATGTATGCCACATAGATTTGATCTGCTGTCGTGTACTGCTCAACTTCATTCGGTATGTAATAGATTGTTGATGACTCACCAAAGCCACCGCTTTTCTTTTTCTTTGTAATGACAACCTTGTTGACGTTTGTCTCTCGGTTGTAGCGGTGCAAGTAGTGTTCTTTGTCGCCAGATATGTGCATACCAAGTTCCATTGGCATTGCACAAAATTCCTCAAATGTCAGTTCTTTCATCATTCTTCCCCAGTCAAGTTTCTGATTTGATCTTCCATGTCAACAATGCGCTCTGTTTGTCGGCGTATCAAATCATCATTAAATAAGTCTTGCTTTGTAAGTCGATCATTACGGGCGCGGAGTAGGCGGTTTTCTTGCTCCAGCTCTGCCACTATCAAGTCTAATTCTCGTTCTTGGTCGTTCATTTTTTGCCTTTCTTTTTTGCTGTCGTATTCGATACTCCTGCCCTGCTGTAATACATGAATTCCAAAGGCTTCATGGATACTTCTTTTTTACTGATGCCAGACAATGTGCCGTGCATCGGTTTTTGCTCGCGATGCCTATCAACGTACTGCGTAAGAGTTTGACCAGCAACAGTTTGACGAGACTGCGCTCGCAATGAAGTCAAGAACTCAGGATGATGAGTCTTCACATAATCTGGATGAAAAGCGTTAATAATTGTCATCGTTTTCTTTCAGTCTTTTTGCAACAATAAAGTGATACGCATAGGCGCTATCGTTTTCTTTCTTTTTCTCACAAGCCTCATGCGCTCGGTCGCCATCGTCAAAAACAGCGATGATGCTGAACCTTGCAGGTGGTCCAACAAACTTTCGACACAAAACGTAAACCATCATGCGACACCTCGCAGTTCAGCACGAACTTGGTCACGTGTTTTTCCAAGGTTGAAGACGCTGTTCATTCGATACATTCCTTTCTTTTTGGCCTCGTAACGGCGACGGTTTTCCAACGGTGAGGTTTTCGGTTTTCTTACATCAACGCCATCACCAACTGTGTATACGGCTCTCGGGTAGCGTCTAGCACCTTCAGCATCAAACACATATGAAGTCACATGGATTTGTTTTCCAGACCGCGGAGTCCTTTTGTTAAGGCGAGAAACGATGGCAGAAATCAAGTTTTTGTCGATTCCAGCAGTCACCTCAAGTTCTGCTCGGGACTGTGCGCCATACTGTTCTAGGGCCATTAGGATTGCGTTCGACTTCACTCCGTAGGCTCCGTTTTGCTTCTTTGGTTTTGATTGGTGTGGCAATTTGTTCTTCCGTTTTAAAGGTATGTGAATTTGGGCAACTTCGGGTTCTAACAACAATCCCGTTTGGTTTGATTCTTGTTTCATCGACATTGGTATTTGCTCCACAAGATGGGCATTTCACAGTTCTTGCACCGTGACGCGGTACTGCTTACCCTGCATATCGAGAACGTCAATCGTTTTTGCAGTAGAAGTGAACTCGTCACCCATGCCGATGTCAAATTGAACACGACCAACTTCGTCAAGCAAATGATTACTGTCAAGATTCATGAGGTTTTCACGGATGAGATAAGCGATGTAATCGCAGTAGGCAAGTGATGGCTGTTTCATTTTTTGTCCCTCGTTAAAGCGAACATGATTGCGCAGTGCCACATTCCAAGCGCATCCATGATGCTGGTGTAGTCGCTACCGTAATCTATGTCTTCACCAGCAACATAACGTGTCAAAAATGCCTCCGCTTGTTCGCGTGAAGCGTCTGCAACATTCGCTCCGTATGCGTCTAAAAACGCTGTTTGTTCTTCTTTGGTCATCATGATTAAGACTTTCTGAGTTGATTCATTTTTTCGCGGATATGCTCGGGCATCGGAGCGGCGTTTTTTCGGTCGGCCTCAATTTTCTTGAGTGCCGCGTCATAATTTGCTGGAGTAGGTGTAGTGAGGTTCGCTACATCACGAGGATTCGCAACGCGGATAGCCTGACCCGCAACCCAGTCGGCACGGAAACCAGTCCACCCGCGCTCACAGCACATTTGCAGGGCTTGCTCAAGGCTGATACCCGCTTTCTTGGCTTCACGCTGAATGCCGTTGATCGCAGTGTTGGTCAACACGGCTTTCTTGGCTTTACGTAGGGCAACAAAATCCAACCAAACAGATTCAGACACCGCCTCGGGCGGCAAGGCGACAGCCGCTTTCTCTTTCTTTGGTTTCTGGTTTATGGTTTCTGGTTTATGGTTTGCATAAGGGTCGCATTGCGTGGGCAATAGGGGGGCATTAGGGGGGCTATCCAACCCTATACCCCAACGCTTTGCCGCACCACGTTTTCCCGCTTCACAGTACTTGTTGAACTTCAAAATTTCAGCATCAGCACGTGGACTGAACCAAGTGCCGTCTTCATTCTTGGAGAACATGTCGTTCAGCACGTCACGGATGACGCTGGCTGGAATCCTGATTCTGCGAGAAACCCACTCAAGGTCTGTTGGAATTGGCTTTTCCGTGTCGTAGCACATATCGAGCAAACGCCGATAGGCTAAGTCTTCATCGTTGGTTAAGTGAGCAGTTGCCGCTCGATAATCACCAATATGGAATTGGTAGTAATACATAGTTCCCTCATCAAAGGCATCACTGGAGGAGTCGGGAGGGTTGGTGATGGTTCAACTTTTCAGGGGCTACCCCTATCCCGACAACTATTATTTTGCCTCAGATTTTGGAAGTTTTGAGTCCGTGTCAAAAATAATTTCTGAAATAGTCACTACACACTCTCCACCTTTTATTGGCAACCCACGTTTCACAAGCAAAATGTCAACCTGTCCATCGTCTTCAAACACTCCTGCTTGGCAAAGTGCATCCAATGTGCTTTTGACTACGTTGTCAATGTCGCGCACTCGTTTATCAGGAGCGTGGAGGGTCATTGAAACCGACAATCGAGCCTTGCCTAGCCCAAGGTGACCAGACTGAATAAAGCGGCTCAAAACAATGGTTTTGAAGTCTTTTGCTTTGTTGGTTAGAAACCTTCTTGAGCCTTGGAAGCCCCAATAAGTGTTGACGCTTGGAGGGAAAGGCAAAATAATTTCAAACATTTTTCAAAAACTCCAAAATCTGAGGCAAAATAATAGTTCTGTCACTTCTGGCAGGTAAACATGAAAAGGACAATACTATGACAGCATACGACAAATGGCTTGAGGCTCCGTTCCAAAATGCGTGTGAGGAGCAAGACGAAGTGAATGAGGTTGTCGAACAACTGCTTGCGGATGAGTGCAATGCTCAAGACCCAAGCGTGTTTATGGAGGCAATCAACGAAGGCGCTTGTTTGGATTCGCCACAAGTGTTTGAAAAACTAAAAAAAATCCTTGAGCAAGGTCACAGTTACGAAGACATTGGTCATCTCGTATGGGATGCCGTCAACGCCTATTGTGAGGAAACAGCAGAAAACCGTGCCGAAACAATCATCCATTTCAGGAAACAATCATCATGAAAACTTTTAACGACTTACGCAAAATCAATGTCAATGAACACATTGAAAAGAAGGGCAATCTCTCATACTTGTCATGGGCTTGGGCAGTTGATACGCTTTTGCAAGAAGACCCATTGGCGCACTGGGAGTTCCTTGAGCCATCATTCTTCGGTGACACTGTGATGGTGCGCTGTACGGTTCACGCAATGGGCAAGTCAATGACTATGCACCTGCCTGTGATGGACAACAAAAACAATGCCGTCAAACTGCCTGACAGCCGCAAAGTGTCTGACGCGATGATGCGCTGTCTTGCAAAATGTATCGCTACTTTCGGAATTGGCCTTTACATCTATGCAGGTGAGGATTTGCCAAGCGAAGGTGAATCAGATCCAATCGACATTGCTCCGTTGTTGTCTTTCATTACGGAGGCTCATTCTTTGGATGACTTGAGGCTCAAATACATCGGCGCAATCAAAACGGTCAAAGGTGACCAAGATGCACTGAAGCAACTGGAAATGGCAAAAGACAAACGCAAGATGGAATTGTCTGTAAAGGGAGAGGCGTAATGGGGCAAATCATTCTCGGATTCTGTGCGGCAGCATGGTTCACACACATTTTCTATTGTTTCAGCCACTTTTTATGGGGCTTCTTGGTTGCAGGCGCCATATTTTTCCCAATCGGAATCCTCCACGGGTTCTATCTTTGGTTCAACTGATATGACCGATGCAATCTTGGACCCTCGTTCAGTCGAGCAAGGCTCAGACCTTTGGAAACAGTTACGTCTTGGTCATGTAACCGCATCCAACGTGTCTGAAGTAATGTCAAAAGGCAAAGGCAATACCGAGGCGCTTGGTCGCTACAAATACAAGGTACGACTTGTTGCTGAACGTATTACAGAGGTTGGTGGAGAGTCTTTTTCCAACTCCTCAATGGAATGGGGTGTGGAGCAGGAGCAGTTCGCAGCCATTGCCTATGAAGCCGCAAAGGATACGTTTGTCGAGAAGACGGGTTTCTGGCCTCATGAAACTATCAAGTGGCTTGGTGTGTCTCCAGACCGTTTGGTTGGTGAGGATGGACTCATCGAGATTAAGTGCCCAAATACTACAACGCACTTAGGATATTTGTTTGACAAAGTTGTGCCATCAGGGTATTACAAACAAATCCAGTGCCAGTTGTGGGTAACGGGTCGCCAGTGGTGTGACTTTGTTTCCTACGACCCTAGACTACCAAAGCGCAATCAACTTCTGATTGTGCGAGTAGACCGTGATGAACCACTCATCATTGAAATGCAAACCGAAGTCGAGAAATTCTTGGCAGAAGTCGAATCGTTAATCATCATACTTGGAGAGTAAAAAATGGCAGTCAATAAATTTATCGGTATCGGCAACCTCGGAAAAGACCCTGAGATGCGTTTTATGCCCAACGGCAACTCTGTTTGCAACTTCAGCATCGCTATCAGTGAGCGTTACAAGGACAAAGTTTCTGGCGACATGAAAGAGGTCACTGAATGGGTGAACATCGTCATGTTTGGCAAACTGGCTGAAATCGCTGGTGAGTATCTTGCAAAAGGCTCAAAGGTGTATGTGGAAGGCAAGTTGAAGACCGAGAAATACACCGACAAACAAGGTGTAGAGCGTTCTGGCACAAAGATCGTGGCTGAGAAAATGGACATGCTCTCAAGCAAAGGAGAGGCGAAGCCATCACAAGGTAAATCATCTGCAACACCCATGCCAGATGACATTCCAGACGACGACATTCCGTTCTAAGCAAAAAACAGCCTCATTCGTGGGGCTTTTTTGTAACCCCAAGTAGCGCCAGCGTTACCAGTTTTAACCCTGACTGGTCATTGTTTTGAGGCATCGGCAAGGCTTCGTTTCCAAAAAACGACGAAATTGAAACTTATTTTACTAATTTTTGACTTATTTTCCTTTAGTTCGCAACAAACTCTTTTTTTCAGGCAAAATTCAGTCATGGAAGCAAAAGCCTCCATAAAACCAAAAAGGAAGTAATCATGCAAAAAGTAAACGGAAAAATCATCGCCTCTCTCAAGCAAGAGTTCAACGGCTGGCCTGCTGGTACGTTGTTGCTGGTCGAGGAATGTAGTGCTGGCTTCTATCGCGCTTGGCACTCGTTTCACAAAAACATCGGCTCAGACATTGGCCTTGTGCCTTCATTCATCCTCCAATAAGGAAGTAATCATGCAAAAATTTCTCAAAACACTCGGTCAGATCATCATCACTGCTCTCATCTCTGCTCTGTTCGTAATCATGTTTATTGAATGGGCGGCAGGTTGCGGAGAGTCTTACGTGGACAGCAAAGGCATCCACCACTCGAATGAGTGCATCATCATCAAATAATCATCATCAACAATACGAAAAGAGAATACAAAATGGCACACGAACTCACTATCCGCGCTGATGGCTACACCGAAATGGCTTTCGTAGGCTCTACGCCTTGGCATGGCCTTGGTCAGGAACTTCAACAAGATGCTTCTATCGAGGATTGGCGCAAAGCGGCTGGCATGGATTGGTCTATCGAATCCTCGCCACTCCAATATTTCACTGCTGGCGACAATCAAAATCTGTACGACTTCAAAGGTCAGAATGTGTTGTATCGAAGCGACACAAAAGCCGCGTTATCAGTTGTAAGTAACCGTTACAAACCTGTTCAACCTTTGGAAGTTTTGGACTTTTTTAAAGACTTGGTTGAGGAGTCTGGATTTCGTCTACATACAGCAGGAACTTTGTTTGGTGGAAAACGTTTGTGGGCGCTGGCTGAAACTGGTCGGTTCGCAGAGGTTACGCAGGGTGATGGCATTGGCGGTTTTTTGTTGCTGTCCACATCGGCTGACAAATCACTCGCTACTACTGCGCGATTCACCACTGTTCGCGTTGTTTGCAACAACACTTTGAGCATGGCAACTCAAAACAATGACCACTGCGTCTCCTTCACTCACGCTCGTTCTTTTGACCATGCGTTGATGAAGTCCAAACTTGGCAAAGCCGTTCAGTCGTTTGAGGGCTTCATGATGATGGCGAAATATCTTCAAAAGCAACGTATCCAGTCAGGAGAAGCAAAACGCTTTGTTTCTCAAATCTTGGAAAGCGCCTACGCTGAGGACGGTGAGCCAAAAGAAAACCGAACTTTCAAGAAAATAATGTCTTTATTTGAAGGTGAAGGCAAAGGCGCTGATATGGTCGGAGATACGAAATGGGGCTTGTTGAATGCTGTCACTGAGTATTACGACCACCACCTGCCTGCCAGAACGGACGATGCGCGACTCAATAGCACTTGGTTCGGCACGGGTGACTCAATCAAATCCAAAGCAATCGAGGTGCTGACGGCTTGACCCTACTATTACAGATGTAGTATTATCCTCCGCATACAAAACGGGGGATTTTTTATGGCTAACGCAACTCGGAATGTCAGGGCAATATTTGAGGCGGCACAATGTTCTTTGACTTTGACAGACGTCAAACTGGCAATGCCAGAATTGAAGTCAAATCAAGTTTCAATGGCAATGTGTTACTTCTTACGTAAGGGCGAAGTGACTAGAGAGCAGATTGAGAGTCCACTCAACGTGGGACGAAAGAAAGTTTGGATTTACACACACTTGAACAGCAAAAAGGAAACGACATGAAACAACAGAAATTAGAAATTGTCTACAAACCAGTAGAAGACCTCATCCCTTATGCTCGTAATAGCAGGGTACACAGCGACGCACAAATCGCACAAATCGCTGGCTCCATCCGTGAGTTTGGTTTCCGTGTTCCGGTGTTGATCGACGGTGAGGACGGCATCATTGCTGGTCATGGTCGCGTTCGAGCCGCAATGAAGTTGGGCATGACAGAAGTGCCAACGCTTGACGGAAGCGACATGACGGAGACTCAGAAGCGGATGTATGTCATTGCAGACAACAAGATTGCTCTGAACTCCACATGGGATGAGGAGATGTTGATGCTGGAGATTGGTGAGTTGCGTGAGATGGGAGAAGACATTAGTTTGCTGGCTTTTGACCCGTCAGAAATCTCAAAATCAGATGTGGACTATTCCATTCTTGATGATGAAGATGGATTAGACGACCAGATTGACGAGATGATGAAAGGCACACGTAAGGCGATTCAAATCGAGTTTGAACTTGAACACTACGACGAAGCCTCTGATTTGGTGAAGTGGTGGAGAGACAAGGGCGCTTATGTTGGCTATATGTTTATGGACTTCATGCGTAAAGAAAAGGCAAAGGACGAAGGAAAATGAACATCGTCATCAACCCAACGAAATGCACCGCAGGAACAACAGCGGCATCAAACCGTATTGCTTCTTGGATGAGCAATCTGCTCAACATCCGTTTGGTAGATGAGAAGTCCAAAGCAGATGTTGCACTTGGTTATGAGATTGAGCGTGTTTATTTGGTAAACGGCATCTTTGCTTTCTGTGACTTCAGGGATGAAATCAAAGTCTTGTGCCAAAGAGCAAAAGAGGTTGTTTGGATTGGGAACGACTACGCAATCATCCTGCCAAGTCAACTCAAATTCCTACGTGACAACCCAAAAGTGTCTCGTATCGCTCAATATTCAAACTTCAACAAATGGAAAAGCCATAAATACGTGGACTTCAACAAGTTGTTGCACTGGGATGGCGCAATCAAACCACACAAGTATGATGGATTGTTCTATTACGGCGCATATAGAGAAGATCGAATCCCTACGTTCAAACACTGGCTCTCTGGAGATGAGGTGCAGGTCCATGTTTCAACATCACAGCGAAATATCGAGAATTTCCACGGATTGAACAGGAAGATGAAAATCTACAAAGGAGACAGGGACATACGCAAGGTATTGCCGATGTTTCAGTCATCTATTTACATTGAGGATGCCTTCTCACACAAAACAACAATGAGTCCTGCCAATAGGTTTTACGAAGTTGTTGGTAGCAAAGTGTTGATGCTGTACGACAGTAAGAGCAGGAGAACGCTTGAACACGCTGGATTCTGGGACGATGCCTTCTCTGTTTCATCACAAACAGACGTAAGCGAACGGCTCAAAAACTATGAAGCATTGCGTGAGAAACAGATTGCCATGTTTGCTGGCAGGGATTTCAAAGCAGAACTCGAAAAAGAATTCTTGGAGGCAATATGAGAAGTGTTGAACTATTACAAATTGAGCATAACGTCAAGATTGGTGACAAGTGCGCTGAGATTGAGCCGAATATATTGGAAGACACTATCTTCACAATCAACGGAGAACCAATTGGCTTCTACCTCAAGAGCGTATCTGGCCGCCTACTGAAAGCCGTAGACGTAGCCAACGCTGAACTACGGTCAAGTCGTGTGCCAAAGAGCGAGATGCGCCGATCAAGCGGAATGATGAACAAAGAGGAGGAGGTCAAGCAGTACAGTACTATTATTGGCTCTGTTCCACCCAAGCCGCACATGAGGCGCAATTACCCAACGATTTCTAGCGTCCATCAGGTCAAGTCGGCACAAACCTATATCAAAGCGATGCTGGTCGTGTGTAAAGAGGCAGAGGAGGTCATCAAAGAGTTGACACCAAACATCTACGCGCAACAGGAAGCAATCATCAACGAGAAAGTGCCTCCACAATGGCGCTTTGGTCGCTTGTTCACTAGTTCCATCTCGAACTACAACATTGCCGCACCTTTCCATCGTGATGCCGCAAATCTAGAGGGATGCGTGAACGTCATCATTGCCAAACGAAGCCACGCGAAAGGTGGAAACACCACTGTGCCTGATTACGGCGCAACAGTAGACAGTGCTGACAACTCGATGCTGGTCTATCCTGCTTGGCGAAACGTGCATGGTGTGACACCAATCGTTCCGTTAAGAGAAGACGGGTATCGTAATACATTGGTGTTCTATCCACTCAAAGCGTTCAATGCTTACTGGTAACTGTCCAGATTGCGAGTCGGCAAAGACCGATAGGCACTGGGGCATTTATAAGATGACATGCCTCGGGTGTCGTGAGCGCATACTCATGAACGAACCATGCAAGACAATGAGACAGGGCATGGCTGAGAGGATGGAGCGATGGGGAGAAGTGCCTGACTGGAAGGTGGAGCCAAGTTGCGGATGCCTCTATTCGTGCAAGAGAAAGCAATTCATAGGAAAGAAACCATAATGCCAAGCGTCCCGACACACACCAAGTGCAGTCAACTTGGATGCCATAACACCAAGAGCAAATTGAATGGCTATTGCATGGGGCATGGCGGCAAAGAGAAGCAGACTACTCATGTGAACGAATCGGTAGAACGTAAACAGTTC